ATACTCACAAAGCGAAGCGACCACAAACGCTGGCAAGTGGTTACGATTCATTTGTAGATTTATAAAACCAAGCACAATTATAAAAATGTTTGCCCATAAGATTAGTAGATAGTCTTTTTAATTGATTTAAGACGATATAATTACCCGTGATTTCGATTGCGGGTTTTTTATTTTATATAATTACTTATTTAATTTAGTATGAAAGAAAGAGGGAAATTGCTAAATTTTTACGCTTAATGTGTTGAAAACAAATAAGTTATAATTTTTTTACTATCACTTATGAATGTATAATTTACATTTGTGAGTGTAAATGCATAACTTTTTGAATGTATATTTAAGTTTATATTGTTTTTATTTGTATCTTTGTATACATAAATTAACACTTACAAAATGAAAAAGTCTTTTTTAAAAACACAATTAACGGAAGTAAATTCAATAGTAGATATGCAGACTGGAGAATTAATAGAGCAAACAACAAAGAAACATTCTTATATAGCAAATTCAAAAGAGGATTTTCTTTTGCTTTATAGTTCTATATTGGGTATCTTTCAAAGAATGGAGCAGTCAGAAATTAGAGTATTCTCTTTTTTATTGCAATATGCAAATGGAACGAAATTTTCAGTAAATAAGCCAATACGTTTAGAAATATCAAAACAGACAGATTTAAACGAAAGAACAGTATATAATACAATAAAGAAATTAGAAGACAAAAAATTAATATTTAAGCACGATACAGGAGCATTTCAAGTCAATCCAAGATATGCTTTTAAAGGTTCAAGTTTAGAGCGAAACAATCAACTAAAATTAATAATAGAATTAGGATGTAAAGAATGTTAAATTATGGGAAAAAATAAATACATAGAGACACCAGATAAACTTTGGGAATACTTTGAACAGTACAAAGAGCAAACAAAGAGCAAACCATTTCTTGTAAAAGATTGGGTAGGTAAAGATGCAGAACAAGTACATAGAGAGAAAGAAAGACCACTAACAATAGAAGGCTTCGAATGCTGGTTATTCGATAACGGTATTATAGGCGATTTAGGAGACTATTTTAGCAATAAAAATAATAATTACTCAGATTATTCCACTATCTGTTCACGTGTAAAAAAAGCGGTTAGAAAAGACCAGATAGAAGGCGGTATGTCAGGAATGTATAATCCAAGTATAACACAACGATTAAATGGGTTAGTTGAAAAGACACAAACAGAAGTAAACATCACCAAGTTTGAATTTGATGAGTAATGTAAAAGGATACAAGCCACATCCAAACCAACGGTTAATTCACAACTCAATCAATAATGAGCCGTACAAATACTATGTATTGAATATTGGTAGGCAGTTTGGTAAAACAATGCTAGCTATCAATCAAATGTTATATTGGGCCATAAACAATAAAGGCTGTAATATCGCTTGGGTAACACCGGTATACAAACAAGGCAAAAAGGTATTTGCAGAATTAGAAAAAGCTACTAGATCAAGTGGCTTTTTCGATTTCAATCAATCTGAATTAACGGTCAAAGGTTTTGGCAGTACCATTTCATTCTTTTCTGGGGAGCGACCAGATAATATCAGGGGAAATACATTTGATTATTTAATTATAGATGAGGTTGCATTTACAAGAGAGGAACTTTGGAGCGAGGTGCTTTCTGCAACCGTATTAGTAAAAGGTAAAAAGGTTGTATTCATAAGCACACCCAAAGGCAAGAACCACTTTCACAGACTATCTCTGCAGCCAAACTACGATAACAGATACAAATACTTTCATTTCACATCCTATGACACACCATTCATAAACGAACTAGATTTAGAAGAAAGAAAACGATCACTACCGAACCATATATTCAGACAAGAATACCTTGCCGAGTTTTTAGATAATTCAAGTGGTTTATTTGCCAATGTAAAAGAATGCATAAAAGAGCCATCACAGTCAACAAAATACTTCGGAGGACTTGATATAGGTCGAGCAGACGATTACACCGTATTGACCATTATAAACGAACATAAGCAAGTTGTATTTACAGAACGTTGGAGACACGATGAATGGACCAGGATAATAGAAAAGGTATCGATTAAAATAAACGAATATAATGCAAAGGTATATGTCGAAGTAAACAACCAAGGCGACGTATTTTATGAGATGCTAAAAAAGCTATGCGGACAAAAGGTATATCCGTTTGTTACATCGAGTAAAACCAAGCCGATAATGATTGAAGATCTAGCAGTATTGTTTGAGCAAAAAGATATAAGCATATTGAACACCGTTTGGATGATTGACGAATTAGAAGCATTCACATACATATACAACCAGACAACAAGAAATGTTCAGTATTCTGCACCACAAGGAATCCACGATGATAGTGTAATTAGTTTGGCTTTATCGATTCAGGCAATAAAAGAATTGAAAAATCGTGGCACGTATTCTGTAAGATAATCAAGCAGTTAGAAATTATTTTAAAAAAAGATTAAAAATAAGTTATAAAAAATTTGTTTATAACATTTATTTATTTGTATATTTGACCCAGATATAACAACAACCATTAAAAAATAAAAATTATGACAAAATTAGAAACGTTACACACACAAATCTCAAAAGAACAAAGAAGAATTGAGATGTTAAAAAATACTAAAGAAATTGATGCAGATTTCTTAAGAGAAGAAATAAAAGAGGCTAAAACAAAAATTTTAGAATTACAAAAAAAATTTGATAATGAGTACGAATATCAAAGTAACTAAAAACTAAGTGGAGCAGAATACTATAAACTGCAATTTTTAAAAATCACTAAAACAAAAACATTATGAACCTACTACAAAGATTAAAGCCAGAAGTATTACAAGCAATGAATGAAGATGCAGAAAAGTATCCGCATTTAATTGAAAGTATAAAAAGCGATTTAGCAAAAGAGCAAATAAGCCCATTAAATTTAACAATCAACACAGGATCGTATGTATGCGGATACGCAAAGATAAGTTTAGAAGTAGTAAACCTAATAAACTGCTTCGATAAATAACCTAAAACAACACAACGCATTTAAAGCACTCCTAACGGGGTGTTTTTTTTTGTGCTTATATTTTATCGTAAAATTAAATATCTAACGTTATATCTAAAATAAACAAGTATATGAAGTTAACCGTTCCAAGTTCACTAGACGACATCACACTGATCCAATATCAAGAATATAACCAAGAAATTGAAAGCAGAAAAAAGCTGCCTGATGCCGAAGAGTATTTTAAAATAAAAAAGATTGAAATATTTTGCAAGTTGTCCAGGGAGCAGGTATTAAATTTAGAATACGAATCAGTAGAAAATATATCTAAAATTTTAGATGGCATATTAGAAAGCCAACCCGAATTGGTGCAAAAGTTTACAGTTAACGGGATAAAATTTGGATGGCTTCCAGAACTAGATAAGATGACCTACGGTGAATTATTAGATTTAAACGGTAATATATCCGAGTGGTCCAATATGCATATTGCAATGGGTGTACTTTACAGACCGATAAAGCAAGAAATAAAAAACGGGATGTATAATATTGAAAGATACGAAGGCGACAAGTAACACAAAGATTTGAGACAAATGCCTTTGAGTGCGGTTATCGGTTCGATGGTTTTTTTTTGGAATTTAGGAACGGACTTGCTGGAATCTATTATCAAGTATTTGGAGACGGAGGAGGAGACTTTTCAGAGCCAACTCAATTTGACCTCAACTGGAATTGGTATAGCACAATTGACGAGCTTGCTGGAGGGGACATTACAAGATATGAAGCGGTTGAGCAATTAAATATGCACACGTGTTTAAACAACCTTTGTTATAAAATAGACAAGAGAAAAAAAGAAGCTGAAGAACTAAAAAAAATACAGAGAAGAAATGGCAGATAATTTGAGAGGTGTAGAAGCGATTTACAGAGTGATACAAGCAATGAAGGCGGAATTAGAATCTAACCCATTCTGCAATAAAGTTACGCTTGGAGAGCTAACGGAATTAGATTTAGCAAAGATGACAATGTTTCCACTTGCGAATATTACAATGGACAACGTAACACATAGTGAAAATTCATTAACGTTTCAATTAACTATTGTAAACGTAGATATAGTAGACATCAGCAAAGATGCAATACAAGACAATATTTACGGAAATGATAACCTAATTTATATCTGGACGAATCAATTGTACGTGATCAATCGATTGGTGGCAAGGTTAAGACAAAGCACAATAGCAATTGACACAATGGAATTAGAAGGCGATCCACAAAGCGAATTTATCAATAAAGAATTTGAGAATATGCTAGCAGGATTTACTACAACTATAAATCTAACTGTACCAAACGATATAAACAAATGTTAAAGATTGACAACCTAAAACAAGCCTTGAATGATTTTAGTAATAACATCGTAAAAGATGCAAAAGCTAATTTAGAAAGTACGGGCAAAGTTGATACGGGGAAATTAAAAAACAGTTTAGTAAATCAAGGTGCAAAGGTTTCTAAAAATTCAATCGAGATAAATATCTTAATGTCAAAATATGGTGCTTTTGTAGATAAAGGAGTTCGAGGTGTAGGAGGTGTTAGAAAAAGCACATCAGCATTTAAACGAACAAACAACAAAGGCAAGTTATGGAAGCAAAAAGGGAAGGGATCGCCATACTCATTTAAAGAAGGTGTAAAGCCAAGCGTTAAGCATTTTATAGATTGGTCAAACAAAAGAGGATTATCACCGTATGCGGTTCGTGAATCAGTTTACCATCAAGGTATAGAGCCAAACAAGTTTTTAGAAAAAGCAGTAAAAAAGAATATAAGCCAATTATCAAGCGTTATAACAGACGCATTTAGTTTAGATATAGAATCAACAGTAAATTATTTAATCAAGTCTAATTTCAATCAAAAATGAACATAGTTAAGATATACAAAGAGCAGGACGAAATACCAACTTTTATAATAGAAGCAGAAGCTGAAATAAATTCAACGCAATATGTTAGCCTTTGGACTTGCAAAGAGGAAATATATGTAGATGAAACATTAGTTCAAACAATACACCACACCAAATGAAAGTAGTAGAATTAAGAAGCCCGTTTATAATCGAAATAAACGAAGCAGGGCAAAATGGAAGTAAGATTGAATTATTTATCTGGAACGGGAGCACAGTACCATCAACACCAACTTATACTTTGTCAAAAAATATATCTAGCCCAACACAGTTGAGCACGATTTACAATGTTTCAAACTATGTAAAAGAATATATAGATAATATAAAAGCTACTTATGTAAGCAATGCAGGAGGGCAAGAGCAAGACAATGAATGGGTAAAGTTCAGAGTAAAAAGATACAAAACTGTTATTGGTGTTGATACTCTTTTAGACACAACAGACTACATAGGTGTAAACGGTTTTACAAGTTATACAAGTGGGAATCAAAACCCATCTGAATCAGTAATGGAAGTGTTGAGCAATACAAACATTTCTAATTACTATTATCAATTATCGACTTATCCAAACAATTTAATTCAATATGTGAATGTATTAGTGGACAAACCAACTGCAACCACAACAACCGTAGTAGCAAAATACGAAAGAATTGATGGCGTTGTTTATTCTGTTTCTGTAAATTTTGGCGTAGGTTTAACGGGACAATACAATACAACAGTGCCAATTAGTTTAGCTAAATCGAATAGTGCTTTTATAAACGGATGCAAGGTTACAATTACATACACACCTGCAAGCGGAAGCCCAACTATTAAAACATTCTTTACCTATCCGATTGAAGAGTGCAAATATACACCAGTGTTATGCGACTTTGTAAATAGATACGGAGGTTGGCAGACTATTACATTCTTTAAAGCCCAAACAAATAGCGTTTCAGTAAAAGGAACAGACTACAAATTGAGCCAACAAGCTTTAAATTACAATACTTCAATAGGGCAGTTCAAAACAATGAATACAAACGGTAAGCAAACCGTTAAATTGAATACAGGATTTGTAGATGAAAATTATTCAGAGTTAATAACTGATTTGCTTTTATCTGAAACTGTTTTATTAGATGGTAAACCTGCAACTGTAAAGAGCCAATCAAGCGATTTAAAGAGCCATTTAAAGGACAAAAACATAAATTATGAAGTAGAGTTTGAATATGCTTTTAATATAATAAACGACGTAGTATAATGTTAGCAGTAGCCATATACATAAAAGATGTTCAAACGGGATTATTTAACCGAGTTGATTTATTTGACGACGAAAAAATATCGGTAGTTAGTTCGATCCAAAACATCAACGATATTAGTAAAACCTTTACTGATTTTAGCCAAACATTTACAGTACCTGCATCAAAGCAAAACAATAAAATATTTCGGCATTGGTACGACAACTCAAACGATGAGCCATTCAGTACATTAGTAAAAGCTGATGCTTATATTGAAATAGATACTATTACTTTTCGTAGAGGCAAAATACAATTAGAAAGTGCAAATGTTGAAGATGGTCAAGCGAAAGACTATTCAATTACTTTCATTGGTTTATTAGGTAACTTAAAAGATACGTTTGCGGGTTTATATTTAAAAGATTTAACGAGTACCACTTATGATTTTAATTATACACCAAATACTGTAATAGGCGCGGTAGTTGATGACCAAGCAAGTGGCGATGTAATGTTTCCTTTGATTTCGTCAAAAAGAAATTGGAATTATGGAAGCATAACAGATTCAACAAACAATATTAATAATGATACTGACCCAATAAGATACAACGAATTATTTCCTGCTTTAAGATTAAGAGCAGTTTTAAATATGATTGAGCAAAGGTTCGGAATTAGCTTTGATGGAACAACGCAAGATCCAAGCACATTTTTAACTGACCCAAGATTTTTAAACGCTTATTTATGGTTAAAGAATAGAAATGAATTTAATTTTAAATCAGAGCCAAATTCAATAACTTATAATAATATATCTAATGACCAATTATTTATAACTTTTAATTTAGCAAATGGAACTTTTTTATTTGCAACTGGTAGTTCAATTCGTTTTAGAGCAGAAATATACATAGTTCCAACAGTAGCAAATATAGTATATACACTTACACTTTTAAAAAATGATGAAATTTTTATTTCTGTAAACGCAACTTCAATAGCTGGTTCACAATATTATAAATTTCTAGATAATTATCAAAATACAAGTTCATCTGATGTTTATAAATTTGTAATTTCAAGCGAGGCAAGTATGACATTTGGTTCTACTTTATTATTGAGCAATAGAATTTTTTTAACTTATGATACAGAAACATTAACAAAAACATCAAATCAAACAATTAACGTTTCAAAATTATCTATTAAAAACTATTTCCCAGAAATAAAAATAGAAGATTTTTTTAGTGGTATTTTAAAAATGTTCAATTTAACTTGCTTTTCAAATGATGGAATAAATTACACCGTAGAAACTATTGACAATTATTATGAATTAGGTTCAGACGTAGATATTACAAAATACGTAATACAAGACAAAAAAACATTAAACAGAGTAAAAACACATAAGAAAATAAACTTTGATTACGAGAAAAGCGAATCACGAATTAACGTAGCTTTCAATTCAAATGCAGGTATAGAATATGGTTCTTTACATTATTCAAATAATCCACCTGCAGAGGGTGAGGAATACTCAATTAAGTTACCGTTTGAAGATTTAAACTTTCAAAACTTAAAAGATAAATTACAAGTTGGATATGCTTTAAAAACAGACCTTTCAAGTTACATACCAAAGCCAGTAATTTTATACGATTATAACCCTAGTGGAACAACAGATTTAATAGATACTACATTTTATACAAGTGGAGCAATATCAGGAGGTACAGGCGATGCACGAACAGCTTACAAAGCATTTGGTCAAGAAACATTAATAGGAACAGAAACATACGGATTAAATTTCAATGAGCAACAAAGCACACTAACAAATGAAATAGTAAACAACGGTTTATATCAAACATACTATTCTAAGTACTTTGCTAATATATTTGATTTTAAAGCACGATTAACTAAAATTAGTGCTATACTACCGACAAGTATATTAACTACGCTTAAATTGAATGATACGATACTAATAAGAGACACAAAGTATTTGATTAATACAATGACAACAGATTTAACTAGTGGAGTTGCACAATTTGAATTGCTAACAGACCAGAGAGTAGTAGAGCCATTATCAATAGTAACAGATGGACTTGTTTTAAATTTAGATGCAGGTAACCCACTTTCATATCCAGGCACAGGAACAACTTGGACTGATTTAACTACTAACGGAAATAATGGAACGTTAATTAACGGACCTACTTTTGATTCTGCTAATGGAGGAAGTATTGTGTTTGATGGGACGAATGATTATATAAATTTAGGTAATATTTTAAACTTTGAAAGAACAGATGAATTTTCTATATCTACTTGGATAAATGTGAGTTCTTTAACAAATTATGGAATGATTTTATGTAAAATGGATATTAATCAAAAAGGATATTTTTTATACTTTGAATCAACTGGAGCAATAGGATTTTGTTTAAGAAATACATTTAATACTAATGAAATTTTAACATTTACTCAAAATACTATTTCATTAAATAATTGGGTTAATATATGTGTAACATATAACGGTAATTCTTTAGCAAGTGGTGTTAGATTTTATTTAAATAATATAAATCAAACTAATACAGTATCAAAAGACCTTCTATCTGCAAGTATTATTAATACATCAAATAATGCGATAGGTTCAAGGATAAATTTTAACAATGGTTATGTTAATGGTAAGATTTCAATAGTAACAGTATACGACAAAGAATTGTCAGCAACGGAAGTATTACAAAACTATAACGCAACAAAAAATAGATATGGACTATAATCAAAGAGAGTTTATGATATTTAATACAAGTGAATTATCAAAAATAGATTTTACACAAGTATTTGAAACATCAATAGATACAGTTAGAAAATCAGTAGATGAAACAAAAACATTTGTTAAATGGGATGGTCAAATAATTCCTTCAAGTGTAGAATCTTTGACAACAAAAGAAGGTGCTTATACCTATGATGAAATATTAACTATTCTTTCAACTGCTGAATGGACTTCACCAATGCAAGAAATATAAAAAAAGACAATGATAAAAGAAATAATAGATTGCTTAAAATTAGATTTGAAGAGCAATAGTGAAAGAATAGCAATAGCAAGAGGCAAGAATAAGTTGCCAGAAACATTTAAAGAAGCATTTAAACAAGTTAAAAAGAGAATTAGCAATGGCACAGGATATTGAAGTTAAAATAAAAGTTGATGCTAGTCAGGCAGAAAACAGTGTTAATAAATTTGGAAATGCTGTTGAAAATACAGAAAAATCAATAACAAGTTTAAAAGGACAATTAAGACAAGCGCAACAAGAGGTAGCAATTTTATCAGATAAGTTTGGAGCAACATCAAAAGAGGCAGTTAATGCTGCTAAAAAGGCTGCTCAATTAGCTGATAAAATTGGAGATGCAAAAGCATTAACAGAAGCATTTAACCCTGATGCAAAATTCAAAGCATTAAGTTCATCTTTGGGTGGTGTAGCTGGAGGCTTTGCTGCGGTGCAAGGTGGAATGAATTTACTAGGTGTTGAAAGTAGCGAAACAGAGGAGGCTTTATTAAAAGTCCAATCGGCTATGGCTTTATCTCAAGGAGCACAAGCGGTTGGTGAATCAGTAGATAGTTTTAAACAATTAGGAACGGTTATAAAATCCACTACTGTTTTTCAAAAAATATCAACAGCGGCTCAATGGTTATGGAATGCCGCAATGAATGTCAATCCAGTAGGTGCGGTTGTGTTAGCTATTACTGCATTATTAGCCGCTGGTTATGCTTTGGTAAATTGGTATAAAAGTTCAAGCGATGAAAGTAAAAAGAATACTGAATCTATAAAACAAAATACAAAAGCGTTAGATAATCAATCTAAAACTGCGGATAAAACTGCTAAATCAATACAAACAAATTCTGATTATCAACTAGCAATGGCTAAAGCATCTGGTGCTTCAACTTCTGCAATTAGAAAACTAGAATTAAAATTAATTGATGAAAAAATAGCCTATGCAAATTCAAGTCGAGAAATAGCTAAAAACACATATCATAAAAATCTAAATGCATTAGCTAGTTTAAAAGCATCAGATGCAGATGAAGAACAAATTAAAGCACAAGAAGAATTAACTCAAAAATCATTACAGGAATTTGGCAAACAAACTAAAAATTTAAATGATGCAAATGCTGAAAAAGCCAATATAATTAGAAAGCAAAATGTAGAGATAAGACAAGAACAAACTAACCACAATAAAGAAGTTAGAGATAAAAATAAAACTGCTACGGATAAAGCAAAAGAGGATGCAATAGCAAAAGCCAAAGAAGAAGCTGATGCTTTAAAAGCATTTCAAGATGATGTTTTGAAAAATCAACAACAAATGAATGTTGATAAAGTTAATTCTGAAATTCAAGAAGCTTTAGATGAAAAAGAAAGAAAAAGACAATCATTAGAAGATATTTCTGCAATGGTTGATGCTTTAGATGCCGAAGATTTAATAAAGGCAAAAGCAGTTTCAGATGAAAAAATTAAAATAGCACAAGCGGAAGCACAACATAAAAAAGATATCCAGGAAGCTCAATTTGCATTAGCATCAGGAGCTATTGGATTTTTAAAAGAAATTGGTGGTAAAAATAAAGCAATACAGAAAACTGCTATAATAGCAGAAAATGCTATGGGTATTGCTAAAATGATTATAGCGAATAATGTTGCGAACGCAGGTGCTTTGGCTTCGCCTGCTAATATTTTAGTCCCAGGAAGTGCGGCACCAATTATAGCAATGAATAATATAAAAACAGCATTAGGCATAGCTACAACAGTAGCATCAACTGCAAAAGCATTATCGGCAGTTGGTGGCGGAAGTGCAGGGGGTGGAAGTGCAGGCGGAGGCGGTGGAGGAGGTGGCGGAATATCTACACCTGCATCAGCACAGCCTTCAATAAACGTAGTAGGAGCATCCAAAACAAACGCAATAGCAGAAACAATAGCACAACAAGGACAACAGCCTATCAAGGCTTACGTAGTAGCTAATGACGTAACAACACAGCAAGGCTTGGATAGGAACATTGTCTCAAGTGCATCGATAGGATAAACAAAATAAAAATTAAACACGTTATACAGTTATGAAAATTATAGAACTTATTGTGGATACTGAAATGGAGTTGAGTGGTATCGATGCAATTTCGATTGTAGAAAACCCAGCCATTGAAGAGAATTGGATAGCTTTAAAAGACGAGCAAAAAGAGTACAAGTTTGCGGAAGTAGATAAGGAAAAGAAAATCATTATGGGTGCTATGTTAGTACCAGATAAACCTATTTACCGAAGAGACGAAGAAAACGGAGAATACTATATTTATTTTTCACAAGACACGATCCGTAAATGTATGGAAATGTTTTTTCAGAACGGTAATCAATCAAACGCAACTTTTGAGCATCAAGAAACAATCAAAGGTTTAACGATGGTTGAAAGTTGGATAGTAGAAGACAAAGAAAAAGACAAATCTAATCTATACAATTTAAATGTTCCTGTAGGTACGTGGATGGGAACAATCAAAGTTGAAAATGATGTTATTTGGAATGAGTTTATCAAGACTAAAAAAGTAAAAGGTTTTTCGATTGAAGGCTATTTTGCCGACAAAGCTAAACTACCTTTGTCAAAAATTGACCAAGTAGATGTAGAAATAGAAGCAGGGTTACAATTATTAGAAATTAAGAAATTAATTCAAGATGCGAAGCAAAAGTAATTCATTTAAAACACCAAGTTACACAAGCCCAAAAGGTGGCACGAGAGGTTGTTTATGTGCTGATGGTACATATAGTGTAAAGTGTTGCGATGGTTCTTTACAAGCCCAAGGAATAGGCAATATTTACGGTGTAAGAGCAGTTGTAATAGATTACTTTTTACTACAAGAAAATGGAGACTACATTTTACAACAAAACAACGATAAAATTATATTAAATGGATAAGAAAATAAGTGAATTAGATTTAGTCACAACATTAGATACAGGCGATGTATTACCTATTGTAAATCAATTAACAACTAAAAAGGTAACAGTAGCAAAGTTAATAGATGGACTTGCTACAACAGCCTATGTAAACAGTCAAGATGCTTTAAAAGTAGATAAGGTTACAGGTAAAGGATTAAGTACAGAGGACTATACAACTGAAGAAAAATCTAAACTTGCAGGAATAGCAGCAGGAGCAGAAGTAAACGTAAACGCTGATTGGAATGCTACAAGTGGCGATGCACAAATATTAAACAAACCTACTATCCCATCAGTAACAGGATTTGTTCCTTATACGGGTGCGACTACAAATGTTGATTTAGGGGAATTTGAATTAAAAGCGGGCCAGGTTAGTTTAGATATAACACCAACAGGAACACCAACAGTAGGAACAACCCAATGGAATGATAATTTAGGAAGTTCAGAAACTACTTTAAAAGGCGGTACTGTTGTTTTAAAAAATGGAGTTGATTTAGTGGCCAGAGTAGTTAATAAAGTTACACCAAACACAACACTAACAAAAGCTAATTATTCAGCAGTAAGAATAAGCGGAGCACAAGGTCAAAGATTAGCAGTTCAATTAGCACAAGGTAATAACGATGCTAATTCAGCTGACACAATTGGATTAGTAACTGAAACTATTGCTACAAATCAAGAAGGATTCATTATTACAATGGGTCAAATTGAAGACATAAATACAACGGGGTCTTTACAAGGTGAAACTTGGGTAGATGGCGACGTATTATATTTATCGCCTACAATTGCGGGACGATTAACAAACATTAAACCAACGGGATTAACAGGACACATTGTAGTTATTGGTTACGTAGAATACGCACACGCAATACAAGGTAAAATTTACGTAAAAGTAATGAACGGATGGGAATTAGACGAACTTCACAACGTTTATATAGATAACACTTTAGCGAATGAGGATTTTTTACAATACGAAAGCAGTACAGACCTTTGGAAAAACAAACAATTAACAGCTACTTTAATAAAATCAAAATTAGGTATCACTACTTTAAGCGGAAGCAATACAGGAGACAATGCAACAAACACTCAATACAGCGGATTAGCTACTTCAAAACAAGATACTTTACAATCAACTGTAAACATCAAATCTGTAAACGGAAATAGCTTATTAGGAAGTGGTGATTTAACAATAAGTGCTACTGCTGCTGCTCAATCTGCATTCACAATATTAGCAAATAACACAAATGCAAGTGCAGTACCAACAGAGCAAGTATTTGAAAATATAACAAATGCAACTTATGATGGTGCGACACCAACTTGGACTGGCACAACTGCACCAAGTGGAGCTACACAACATACTTATAGTTTATCACAAGTTGGCAATATGGTAACCCTAATTATAAATTTATCTTATGCAACCGCTGGCTCAAACTTAACAGCAGTAACTTTTGATTTACCATCAACTGCTCCTACTCCTGCTTTACCTTCATCTGTTACAACTGCTTTAGATGTTATTAATTACGGAAATGGAATGATAGCAGTCGCTAAAACAATTCCAGCTGCAACAGCACCATTTTGTGCTTTACGTTTAAAATCTACTTCTCCAAATGTTTGTGAAGTAGTTATTAATAGAGCAGCAGCATCATATAGATACGCATACGCAACAATTCAATACTTTGTATAAATGAGACACATCAGACAAATCAATTCAGTAGGAACAGATAGCTATACAGTAGTAATAGCAAATGAACCATTAGAACAACATCCTTCAATTTTAGAACATCCCGAACTGTTTGAAATATCAGAAGATGATATTCCAGAAAAATATCAGTACTTAAACTATCAAGATTGAAAATGCAAAAAAATATAGCAATTCGTTATATTAGAAATTTAAAAATTAAACTATGAAAAATACAGATGTATTGAGCAGAATCACTGCTTTGCTTAACATCAAAGTTAAGCTAGAACAACAAACACTAGACAACGGAACAGTTGTTGAATCAGATAGCTTTGCAGTAGGTGATCCTATCTTTGCTATTAACGGTGAAATTAAAGAGCCATTAGAAGTTGGCGAATACGTTTTAGAAAACGGTAATAAAATTTACGTTACTGAAATCGGAATCATTGGTGAAGTTGAAGCCTTGAAAGAAGAGGAAGTAATTGAAGAAGAATTAGCAACTGAAAAAGTAGAAGAAACAGTTGAAGAAGTAGTAGTTGAAGAACTTGCAGAAGTACCACCTACGATTGAAGAGGTAATTGCTTTGGTAATGGAAGCAGTACAACCTAAAATTGATGAGTTACAAGCCAAGCTAGATGCCTTGAGCGGTATGCAAACAGAAATGAAAGCAACCCTTTCAAGTGTATCAGCTACAAAACCAACTACACATAAACCAACTGAAAAGGTAAGTTTAGGAAAACAAAATACTGGTTTAAATATATCAGGAACAGAATCAAGAATAATGGCAATGTTGTCAAAATAAAATATTAATAATTAAAATTTAAAAACTATGGCTAATCAACCTACGATTACATCAAATTACGCTGGCGAATTCGCTGGTAAGTATATCGCTGCTGCGGTATTAAGTGCGAACACAATCGCAAACAATGGAGTTACTGTAATTCCAAATGTGAAATTTAAGGCGACCGTGAAGAAAGCGGTTATTTCAGGCTTGGTGCAAGATGCAACTTGCTCATTCACAGATACGGGAGTTGTAACACTTTCTGACAAAGTATTAACCGTTGCAGAAAAACAAGTAAATTTAGAATTGTGTAAAACACCATTTGAACAGGATTGGGAAGCAACTTCAATGGGTTACAGTTCATTTGATGTTATGCCTTCAAACTTTTCTGATTTCTTTATAGCTAAAGTTTTAAAAGATATTGCTATCGACACTGAAACTTTCTTATGGAATGCTACAAACGGACTAGGTAAATTGCTTAAAACTGATGGTGCTGCAGTTGTTGGAACACCTTTAACAATTACTTCATCAAATGTTATTGCTGAAATGGGCAGAGTTGTAGACGTTATTCCTGCTGCTTTGTACGGTACAGAAGATTTAAGAATCTTTGTATCTCAAAACGTAGCAAAAGCATACGTAAGAGCACTTGGTGGATTTAGCGTTGCAGCTACTTCTAACAATGGTGTACAAGGATTAGGTACACAATGGTACAACGGTCAAGAATTGACTTTCGATGGTGTTCCAGTATTCGTTGCAAATGGTTTACCAGCAAACGTAATGGTGGCTGCTCAAATTTCTAACTTGTTTGTTGGATTTGGATTGGCTGATGATGCTAACATTATCAAGACCATTGATATGGCTGATTTAGATGGTTCTAAAAACGTTCGTTTCATCGCACGTTTCACAAGAGGTATTCAAGTTGGAATAGGTGCTGACTCTGTTACTTACGGAATAGCATAATTAAATTAAATGCCACCTTGTAAAATGGGTGGCTATTTATTAACTTTTAAAAGACAACAATATGAGTACTTGCTTAATGGCAACGGGACGAAAGTTACCTTGCAAAGATGTAGTCGGCGGAATAAGAACAATCTACTTTGCTGATTATGGTACGTTGGGAACATTGACTATAACTGCCGGAACATTAACTGCGATTAGTGGTTCTGGAACAAACTTTTATAAATACGATGTAAAAGGTGGAAATAACTTGGAGCAAGTTATAACATCAAGTGATGATAATGGCACAACTTTTTACGGCCAAACTGTTACGGCAGTATTGACTAAAATGGATGTGGCCACACAAGTAGAAATTCAAAAAATAGTTTCACAAAGACCTCACGTTTTTATTGAAGACAACAACGGAAATTATTTTGCTGTTGGATTGACAAGAGGGTGCAATGTGAATGGTACAATTTCAACCGGTACTGCTTTAGGTGATATGAATGGTTACACTTTAACAGTTACAGCAGAAGAGCCTATTATGGCACCGTTTGTAACTTCTACGGTAGTAACATCACACGCATCACCGACACAAATAACACCGTAATTTTTTTTCATTTATTTTTTTTAAAGCCGTTGCAATCTGTAACGGCTTTTTTTTATGCAAAAAAATAAATTTATTCGTTACACAAGTATGACAGTAGTAAATCAAAATAATGCAACACAAACTTTCATCACTATTCCAAAAGGATATATTGAGGGCGAGCCTTTGACATTAAAATTAAAAGACGAACAGACAAAAGAAGTATTCACTTTTACAAATGCTGGAATTTCTAAAGGTTTATTTTGTCTGTTTACTTTTGTCCAATCTTCAGCATAAAAATATACTTCAACTTCGCCATCATCGTTGCATTTTCCACTACGTAAT